ATTAACTCCTTTTGCGATTTAAGTACATCTTCAGGATCAATATCAAGTGATTTAGCAATATCGGTTAAGAGTTTATCTCTCTTAATCATTTGCATATCAGCAGGGTTATTGATTAGCGATAGGAACTGTAAAAGTCTTTGTGATTGAACTTCTTTTTGAACCATAGTTGTAGATCCTTTAGCAATGATTCGCATATCTGACTTGATGTCATCATTTGGATTCCAAGTCATATTCCAATCATATAAAGATCGCACTAATGGTTTAGTTAAATAATCATCAATGTTTTTGATGACAGACTTTAAAACTATATTCGCATTGGACATCAATATAGAAATACCTGTGGCAGTTCTATTTAATGAACTCTGTGTTTGTCCGTGGGTGTATGAGGGCAAGGCAGTCGTCTCATCTGCAAATCTTCTAAATAGTTCGATAACAGAAACAAGTGCAGGTGAATTTGATTGCGGTTGATAGAATCTAACCATGGGTTGATTTCCATCTCCCCCCTCTCGCAAGAATACTCTCCAAGGATAAAGATCCGTTGGATCTTCGCCACTCGCCATGATATCAGTATTAACTTCAACCATTGGCCCTGAAGATAAAGCCACATTATCTAAATAGATTCTTGTGGCAGCATTCATAGTCTGCTGAGAGTCGGCCATCATACGAGGCACTCCTGTTCCCCAAAAGACATGGGGGTTCTTTTCGTAAGGGAAAATAAAGTAAGGGATGACTCCGCCAGGCAATGGATTTAATTGGGCCTTGATAATCTTGTCATCAATCATCCAAATATTACATTGGTATTCTTGTGTTAAATCATCTGACTCATCGAACTCAATACCTACTTCCTCTAAGTCGAATCCGTTTACGCTTCCCCAAAATTCTAAGACTTCAAACTTACCTGATTTAGTTTCGTAATCATTTAGATTGGCAATGTCTCTTCTGTCTTTCTCGTGTTGTTCTTCGTAGTGATTGCCCTCGGGATTCATTAAAATGCATTCGTCAATCTCGCTAGGGTTGAAACCGGGTGCTGTTTTTAATTCAACTAGATCGGGCCTTGAAATGATATGTCTTCTAAAGATAGAACGCATATCTTCGATTGAGGTTGCATATGGATCGGGGTATAGATCGAAAATAGAAACCGCCTCCATCTCTGGCATAGGTTCTTCTTCGTATATCAGATTATATCCTTCTTCAGAATTAATCCATTTGTGATTTCTTTCTATTCGCAATGTGCCTGCTTTCATGGCACCTGTACCGAAAATCACTTGTTCCATAATAGCATCTTTCATCTTGCCTTCAAGATTACTTTCTAAAGTTTGGTCATTAATTACTTCGAGCATATTCTCGACTCTAATATCTGTTTCCTCATCAAGCTCTTTCTTAAGTTCTCTAAAGCGGGCTTGAATTAAATCATCAACAATCATTGGATCAACAACTTGAGATGCTTGCATAATTTCAAGGGCAGCCTGTTCAGTTAATTCTTTTTCAACCATAGGTTGTTTAGCAACCGGAGTTGCCTGAATAGAATAAAATTTTTGACCAGGTTGAAATAAAAGGTCTGTGATTCTTGAGTAGGCCGCTAATACTTTTGTTCGGGTAAGGCCCACATATACTTGGGATCTATCTCCCTTCTCTTGAATGCGGTGTAAAGTTTCGGGATCGTATTGGCCCATAAAAGCACGAAGGTCTTCAATCCACTCATCCTCTATATCGGATCGTGCATCTTTATATTCTTCGTATTTGCTTTTGAGTTCATTGCCGAGGGTAAGAATAGATTCTTCTATTTCCCCCGTTTCTGACATGGCTATCCCTTCCGGGGTTAAATTTTTTTTATCTAGTTCACTCATTTAAAAAAACTCTTTCTTTTTTCGTTTCGCAATATTAATTCTACTTTTGCGTGGCATCGAATTTAAACCGAAGAGAGCAATCGCATACGCCATGATCCTATCATCATAACATCCCTGTTGTGCATTTGTAATCCCTCTTGCGTCTATAACATAAGTACGCATCTCATTGATTAAGTCTGCACACGCCACGCCAGACTCTCCCTGTCGTAATAAGTGTACTAAGTTATCAATAATTAATGGTTTTGTCTTGCTTGTTGTTAAAAAACCTGCTCTACGGGTAAGGCGGTCTACATAAGCATCGTCCACCGCTTGTTCAACATACAGGTTTGGATATCCCATATCTTGTAGTTTTCTGATGGTGGTTAGACCGTGATTGTTTCTCTCAATCAAAGTCCAGGCCCTATTATAATAACTCGCAAGCTCGCCCACCACTTCGGCAAAATCAAACGGATCTATATGACCATGCCAAGTCGCAACCTGGTATCCCATATGATCTAAAACTTGGATGCAAGAATAATCACCATGCTCAAGGCCCTCGGAAACATCCACACCAATACAATACCGATGATCAGTTTTAGGATGTTCAAATATTTTTAATGCACCGTGAGAATGTTCTAAGAATTCATTACCTCTCATGTTGCCACGCCAAATCGGGGAATAACATTCATTGTAGGCTTCATCTATAAACTTCGGCTCTACAAATAATCGGCCACTTGTGAGGAACGCCTCCTGCGGGGTAATCGGGTACTCTTGTCTAAATAAGTCTTCGCCTCCGAGGTCGTGGATCTTAGATCGCCTAAAGTTTAATTGTTCATCGTCCAGATTAAACATATTCGCAAGCACCTCTTCCTCATCCGTCCTTTCAAAGTATTGATCGGTCTTACGCCTGTACTCGGGCATCATGCTCCAAGGAATAAAACATAGATCCCATTCGCCTTCACCTCGCAAGGATCTCATGCACGCATCATAAAACCATCCGCCTGCCCCATTGGCGGTAGACTCCAATAATATCTCGGACTCGTTTTCGGGGACGGTCTGCAGCAAGCCGGGGATAATATCCGCATTAGGATAGAAGGCAACCTCAGAGCCATGTAAATAGTTCGTAGTCCAACCACGCCCAACCTCGCTGGTGCGGGCAGTCGCAATACGCCATCGTGATCCATGCGTAAATTGAAGCGAACTCGTGGTGGATTCCTTCAGATCGGGTTTGACGAGTGGGTGCGGGAGGTTATCGTAGAAGTTTCTCACCATTCCAAAGATCGCTTTGGTCGAATCATTCAAGTGCGAGACCACTACAGCGTTCTGATTTTGTTTGGAAACCGTATGCCAAAACCCACGGGCCTGACAGTAGGTGGATATTCCTGTCTGTCGAGACTTCAATATCAACATCCTCACCCGATTTTGTTGAGCATACTGTTGAGTGATTTGTCTATCTAGTAATAGTTGGGCCTCATTGAACACAAGGGGTACAAGTTTTCCATGTTTGTCGATGATATTCAGACAGTTCTTAGAATAAATGTTAAGGGATTCCTTAAATTTATTTATAATTTTTTTGACTTTTTCGTTTTCGATTTGCTCACTCATAAATAAATTACCCCCCCTATGATAACTCAGGAAAGAAAGAATGTGGGAAAGGGGAGGTAGTGTATATATGTATATACCGGGCCTGGCCGGCACCCCCGCCCATTCCAAAATGACACGATGTCAGTTTTATATCTTGGCCTCTAATCCCTTTTAAATAAACATTCTTAAAGAAAGTAAGCACTAACTTTTTAACATCTGGAAAAGAAAAAAGAAAAAAGCACAACCTAATTAAGGTGATTCTTTATCTCGTCATTTAGGTCTATTGAATCGAACCAATTATCTTTCATTGATAGTTCTATCTTTTGATTTGCGTCTAGCATGTTGTAATACTTCATCAACAATTCTAAGGCCCTTACTCGTGAGCTTGCATTAGCACCCGTAGTTGTGCCTAGGGCTTCCTCTTTTAAGCGTTCTATAAGCTCGTCCTCGTCTTTTAGATGCCTTTCCTTGATCTTTTCCTTTTCTCTGTTGATCATCTCCTTTATTTCAACATCTTTCAATAGACGAGAACCTTGGGAATAAGCCGTTTTTTCAGAATACCCCGTCAACTTTGCGGATAAAGTGGCGTTCCTTGTCTTAATGTAATGATGAACAAATTCCTCTTTTCTTTCCTGTAATGGCTTGTTTTTTGCTTTCATTGTTTCCTGCTCCTTTATGTTTGGCGACTCTCTCGCACCATTTAATTAAATCTTTATTACTATGTACCCATTTCATCATATTAATTGCATAGCATACTAATTGTATGTTCTCTATTATATAGCCTCTCTTTGGGTTTATTCTATCAATTGATATGTTCTTGTAGTGGTATCCTGTTCCGTCTTTTGTGTGTGTCATTTTTTCCCCGCTTAAGGCACACCGCCCTTTTTGTTTGTTATATAGCTTTATTAGTTGGTTAGCGTCAATCTGGAAAATGTGGGTTTCTTTTCTCTTATACTTTAATTGGCTTACTAAGTGCTTTATGAATCGTTGGGGGTTTTTTCCTTTTCTTTTATTTCTTTCCCCGTTTGCACAGGGGCGACAAGCTCTATCAGTGTATTTTTTACCGTTTGGATTAATTCCCGTATAGAAGTTCTCGAAGGGTTTTAACTTCTTACAGGTTTTGCACTCTTTAAACCCAACTTTTTGGGAATTGGTCTTTGATAACGATTTTAAATTCATCAACGCCTTTAAGAATGTTTCTAAATTCATCCATTGCTTTTTTGGAATTTGATACCGCCATTTGATTTCCCATGATTCCCGTCCCTAATAAAATACATCCGTTGGAATCCCTCATGGGATAATTCCCAACATGAAATAAAATATAAGTTCTGTTTGGTACTTCTTGGATCTCGAAAGTTTCCCCAAACTTTTGGGAACTGTAAGCCTTAACTTTATATTCACCCGTTGGAATGCATGAAATTGATTTTTGATTATCTAACCAAGGGCGTTCCGCAGTATAAAAAGAATGTTCTTTTATATGGAGTTCGCCTATCGTTCCGTGTGGATGATAGGAATATCTATTGAGTATGGCCTCAAGCTGCTTTTTAAAGAAAATACTTCCCCGCCCCGCTTAAAATTAAAGTAATACCAACTAAAACAACCCTTTCAGACCATGAAACATAAACATTATTTTTCGATTGAACCTTTTCCAAGTTTCTAAGCCTTAACTCATGATCCTGTAAATCATTTTTTTGAGATATGATTCTCTCCTCAAGTCTTGGCAAGATTCCCACCATTTCACGAATATGTCTAACAGACTCTTCAAGGCTTGTTAATCTCATGTCTAACTTTTCTACTTCCATTATTAAAGCGTTTATTGTGATTTATAAAAGGTATTCGATATATAGCTATTATTCAAGCTATTAAATGGCTATTAATAAAGCCTTGTCTTTGTCTATATGGTAGAAGGGTTCTTTTAGGTGTGGGGCGTTGGTTTTGGTTGAGTTTTTTATTTTCCCCGTTTTGGCCTCTCGAACTATGCCCGCATCAATAAGCCAAGCGTAATCCATATTATGATTAAGAATTACAAAATAAAACGGGCACGCTGGAAAACTTTTTATCCATTCTAAAATTAGCCTTTCTTTTCTTTTTGGGATTCTTATCTCTTGCCATGAGTTTGGCCAAACATCTAACCACTGATTTTTGATTTCAACCTCAAATAAATATTTTTTATTATCTTTATATCCTGTTAGATCAAAAGAATAATTTTCATTGTCTTGGATGCCGTGAAAACCTCGTTTAATTAAATAATTTTTAAGTGTAGCCTTCGCCCTGGAATCGTTAATTTTATAACTTTCAGCGTCAAAAGGCCTGTTTTCGTGTTGGTACATTCAAGAGAATATTAATTTATTTATTGACAGATTGAAAATAATGATTAATATTGTATACATTGTATATAAATAGGAGTACACAATATGAATTATAAAATAGAAGAAATAAAAGAATACTTTCAAGATTTTCTCAAAGAGAATAAGGAATATTTAGAGGAAAATAATCCAAGCACTTGGAAGGATGATTTACATCATGAAGCCTTTAATACTGATTACTACATTATAGGAACATATCAAGCCAAACAATGGTTGGGAGATATGGCCTTTAATGTTATTAATCATATTAAAGAATATGAGCAAGAAAATTTTGGCGAAGTCTCAACAGACTTAAGCGATCCTGAAAGAGTCGTCAATATGTATGTTTACATCATAGGTGAGCAAATCGTTTGGGATTACCTCTCATCAATTGAGGAGGTTGCATAATGGAATCAATCAATAAAAATCAAGAAACTTTTAAACCTCAAGACATTCAATTGGAAATTAGGTACGACCTACCAAATGGACAATATGGGGTTTTTACTTTAAAGCATATGTTTGGAGTTATTGACGAAGAAAAACTTTTAAACCATGTGGGGCGATTAATAAATCTTGAGAATCAAGAAGAAATAATTTCAACACTATTAACCAAGGAGGGGCGTAATGGCTAAACCAAAAACTAAAGTTTTTAATTTGCGGATTCGTGTTGAGTATGTCGCATATTATCAAATAGAAGCGGAGAACCTAGAACAGGCGGAGGCCTTGGCAAGGGATAGGCTAAGCGAAGAAGTAAACGACCAAGTACAGGGAAGCGAAGATATAACGGAATACGATCCCAAGGAGTTTGAATAATGACTAGAAAGCATTTCATAAAACTAGCGGAACTCATCAAAAGCAGTTCAACGCTTGCATATGGTAGGCATGGCCTAAGGCATGTCTTAGAGCGTGGGGATTTTATGAGTGGCCTTTGTGATTTCTTAAGGCAAGAAAATCCTAATTTTGATGAGGTTAAATTTAGACAAGCAACAGGCGAAATTATAGGAGAAAAATAATGAATGTAAAAAGTCGAAAGGTAGGCGAGCAAATGAAGGAATTCAAAGTGCTTGAAACTGTCACCATAGTTCGTGAGGGCTATATCAAGGCTAAGAGTCTTAAAGATGCAGAGGAGGAAATTGATTCTTTTGGATATTTTGAAGACCTTGATATAGATATGAGTCAAACAGAGGAATATATAGATAATAGGGAGGTGTTAGATGAGTAAGGTTAAGTTTAATGGCCAAAGATTGGCGGAAGAGTTAAGGGATAAAATGTTTGAAAGGGTTATTGAACTCATGCCAAATGTTGAAAGCGGGGATGTTGATCCTTGGGAAACCATGCTAATTGATCAAGCTATCGAGAGATATGTAAGTCATTGGGTAGATTGGAACGGTAGTGAGCATTATGAGGTACTAGACAATTATGAGTTTAGTAAATTATCTAAAGATGAAAGGGAGGTACAAAGTGTTTGATGTTTTTCAATTTTTCCCCGCCAAGGGGCGGTACGGTGAGCATTGCAAAATTGCTTCTTACAGAAACAAAAGCGATGCAATTAGAAGGGTTCAAAGTTGTTGGGAGAATGGCCATACCGCAAGGTATGAGAAAAGAGCAACGGGCAACAATTGGCAAAGAATTTATATTGAGGAGAAAGGCGATGAGTAATGATAATTACAAAAGGGACGAGCACGGGAATATGTATTGGACTGAGTATTACAAGGACTTAAATATTCCTAGTGATTGGGAAAATATTTCTTATAGCAATGATGAGTTGCCAAGTTTTAGTTGCAATGGCTATACCATTTGGATTAACTCACCACTTCTTGAAGAGAGAAAAGAAAACTATTTAGGTATTGGTTTTAAAGATTTATCTAATTATGAAGATTGGATTTATGCAATTACCTATACAAGAGATTATGGGGAGGTGTGCAGAGAAGATGAATTTAGAACCTGTAATTTTGATGAAGTTGTTGAATTTGTTAATAAGCCTACTCTTTATGGGTTGATTGGCGTTTTAGAATATGAATTCAATTACAAATTGCCTTTTAGAGATTGGAAAGATGAAGAGGTAATTAAATTTATTAAGGACTTACTCAATGGTAAGACTGAATATTTCACAAACGAAACATTTCCAAGACAAACATTTATTAATTTTATTAAGGAGGTAGCGTAATGAATAAGATTACATTAAAAAATATAAAACATTATCCAACGATGAGTGAGGAAACATATTGCTTTGAAGCGACACTCTACGAGGATAATAAAAAAATTGGAAGGGTATCCAATAGAGGCGTGGGCGGTTGTCATGATTTTGATTTTAATTTGAAGAAGTGGCAAGAACTTGATCAATGGTGTAAAAATAATTTACCTAAATGGAAACTGTATGATGATGAGGAGCATGACACAGATTTAGAAATGCATATCTCTCATTTAATTACTGAATATTTAGAAAACCAAGAATTAAAAAAACTTCTTAGGAGGAGTGTTATTGTAGTTGATGATACTTGCTCAAATGGTGAAGTTTATGAATGGAAATTTTCTAAATACAAAGGTAAAGCAAAACAAGAAGTAATTGGAGGGGTAAAAAATCATGTTGAGAATAATGATAAATTTAAAAACCCAATAGTATTAAATTCATTGTCCTTTGATAACGCCTTTGAAATTTTTACAAGAGAGGTAGCATAATGGAAAAAATAGTATTTACTGAATATTCAAAAGACAAGGCAAACGCAAAAAGAATTGCAGAACTTAAAGAAAATATTGATCTTTATAAATCTGAAATAAAAAGATTTAAAGAAGAGTTATCAGAACTTGAGGGAGGTGAATAATGGCTAGACCAAAACTTAATTATAAAAACGCAAAGAATACAGACTTAATTTATGGCTTGATGTTGATATGGAAGCAAAGACAAGATTCGTATTCAGAAGAGGGTGATATAAAGGAATTTATGCACGAAGATTATATTAAAGATTTAATCTTTGACTTGGATGAGTTGTGCACAGAATATGCAGTAGACTTTCATAAAATCCTAGAAGATCATTTAAAACTTTTTTGGAGATCATAATGGAACTACATGAAAAGTATGGCCTTTATGGATGGCATAGCGGTGGAGGTTGTTCTCACTTTGCATATGACATTCATGCAGAATGTGAACTATGTTGGCTCATTAATGATGTTTCTGTTTATGTAGATAATGACAGGGCATACTATGAACCAAGTCAAGGCTTTCCAACAGATGAAAACCAACTTTGTGTTTTTGGCCTTGATATTAACTGTCTTGACTCAGATGATTATGAGAATTGGGGAGAGGACACTCTTAAAGAAGTTGAAAATCTTTTATATAAAGAAGTACCTAATAAGGTAATGGTTTATTACGGAGGCGTTCAGTTTCATGCAACCCTTAAAGAGGGTGTTCCTATTATGAAAAGGGTTAGTGAAAAATTAAAAATTAGATGGAGGAAATGCGGATGAAATATAAGGTAAAACTAGAGGTAATTGAAACTCACTACTTAGACATAGATGCTAACAACAAAGAAGATGCAGAAGAACAGGCTTATAGTTATGGCGTCAATTCACTAGATGCACACGATACAAAGTTAGATGTTATTTCAGTTAAGGAGAACGAAGATGAAAGTATTTGTAAAAATTAGCCTTGAGGAAGGCTTGGTTGATGATGTAAAAGTATATCAAAAAGAACCAAATGATCTTAAAGACATGGATGAGGGCGGAGATAATGGTGATCTATGTTATGAACTAGAAGTTAAGGAGAATAACAATGAAAACCTATGAAGTAAAAGCATATGCACTTAATAAAATTTGGTATGAGGAAACTTATAGCGTAAAAGCTAATAGCGAAAAAGATGCTAAAGAAAAGGTTATGAATTATAGCGATGACGCTGAACTAATCTATGACCGACAGAGAGATGTTGATGATACTAGATACGAATTTAATATTCATTCAGTTAAGGAGAACGAAGATGACACAGTATGCGGATAAGGTTAGGGCAAGAAATCAAGAGTTGGTTGATGAGGCCTACTTTAATTCAGTAAGCGGGATTGAGATTGTTATCAATAAACCTGAGAACATCGAGCACATTAACACTTACTATAACAATGGTAAAGTGGTTCAGTCTTATAAAGATAAACGCAAAAAAGATCAGATAATTAACGAGGCTTGGGTTAAAATATAATCCAAGAGGTTTTATGTGGAATTATTAATATTTGTTTTAGTTGCTTTCCTTGTTTGGAACTTAGGTGCATTACTGATTGTTCTAAACAGGGATAAGTGGTTGGGGCATATAGATTTTTTTAAGGAGAGGAAAGGTGTCAAAAGAAAAGGTAATCCTAAAGGTAGAAGAGTTGTCAAGAAACCTAATACAAAACGATCCAAACCTAACACTAAGAGGCCTACAACAAAAGCTAAAAAGTCTAGGGTACGATCAAGACGATAAAACCTTACTCGCTTTATTCTATCAAGCCAAAGATTCTATAAGTCAATCTAAATAGTAAAAATAAACTTAGTTTTTTAATAAGTTCGTGTATTGAATGGTATTGCTTTTTTGATATGCTAGTAAGTTCCCATGTTAATTAAAGAAGCCATTACAGAAATCGCACAACAACTTAAATCAAATGAACATATAGACTATTCTGATAATGGCCTATTAGATAATTTATCTAGTGATCTTACTGAGGATGATATTAGGTTGGCTCTTAAAGCCCTAAGAGTTGTTTGTGATGTTGTCTTAAAGGTTAACTAAGAACTTCCCTTTCTCTTTTTCTTCCCCCGCAAAGGCGGTTCTGGAATCTTCATCCAAAAAATTGGCGTTATTCCTACTGTTTCTAAGAAGCTCATAGTAGAAATCTTATTAGTATTGGGTGACATCAACTCATAAAACCCATGTTCTCCATCACTTGATAAAGCATAAATTAAACAAGTATCATCTTTTGGCGGTGGCTCATCTTTAAAAGAAACCCATTTTTGTTTTGATCTATGTATGTAAATTAGTTCAGACATATCTACATATTAAGACGAAAGGTAGGCTAGTATCAAGACGAGAGGTAGGCAGCATTGAGTCGAAAGGTAGGTTCTATTAAGTCGAAAGGTAGCTAGTGAAAAGTGTGTTCTAAATTTGGCCCGCTAGTATCTACAATATCAGTTAACTCGCCTTGCACTTCTAGGCCCTGAGATTCAGCTATCTTTTCTGCAGCTTCGATGTCTTCAGCTATGATGTTTGGCCCGCAGTAAGTTTTACCATGAACCTCGAATTGTGTGACAAATATTTTCATGTATCTAAGTTTTGGGCCTGGGCTTTAGCAGACTCAAAGTTCTCTCCTAGTTTTGTCCATAGGGTATCTGACGCTTCTCTATATATCCACCCTGTCGTTTTATTCTTTCTACCCATGGGGTTCTTTGGAATCCATCTAACAACAGGATCTTTTATCCCCACAGTTTTAAGCTCATTGGTAAGTATCTGTTTCTTATTCATTGCTTATGTGTACCCCACTATAATATTCTTCGTAAATTTCTCTAAACTCTTCTAGTGTTGGGATGGGGATGTAAATTTTTTTTCTTTTCCCGGCTTGGATGCGGGCCTGATTTAAGTTACCTATGTAGTTTTTGTATGACTCTCTTAATTGTTTTTCCGTATAGAGTATCATCTTTTGGGAGGGGACTTCTTTGATTTGCCAGGTCCCGCCCATAGAACTCTCCTAGCCCAATAGTTTGCCGAGAATTTGTCATCCTTGGTAAGCCCCCCGCTTTTGTTTCTAATGCCAGCAGATCGTGCAAGATAGGACTTCCTAGCCTCAGAACTATAATTATGACCATAACCCTTGTGTCCAAAATTTACTACCTTGATCTCGTTGCCTTTCTTGGCTAATACTGTTTTCTTAAAATTACCGGAGCCACGATATTGCATAGGTTTATTGAAGCCTGGATACTTCTTACCCCGATACTCTACGCCACCGGCTACTCTTTTTGCGTCTTTAGTTGTTGCCATTCTTCTTGAGTGCATTCATGTAGGATGTATGATTTGATCCTGGCATAAACACTTTCTCCCTCCCTCTCCCGTGTGAGTGAATTCCTGATAAACCTAAAGACTTGGCCCGTCTTCTTGCTTGGGCCTGACTCTTAAATATGTCTTTGTTCTTTTTGTAAACAGAATGTCTTTTCTGTTTTGCAATCTTACCTTTGAGTGGCATTATTTTTTCCTTCTTACTTTAACCTTTTTAGTAACAGACTTAACTGATTTCTTTTTTGATTGTAGTTTTACAAAGTCGGCACGAGTTATTTTGTTTCTCGGCTTGGCCACTCTTGCAAGTTTCTTTTGTTTTGGTGAGTATTTTTTAAATGGCATTACTTCCTCCTGGCCTTAACTTTTTTCCAAAGATCGGCATCTGCTTTTCTTGCACCACCTCGGCCCGATGCAAATGATCTAGCTCTGGCGATACCCCAGGATGTTGGGGTTTGGCCGGGCCTTGATCCTGATGAATAGAAAGCTCCTCGGCCTCTTCTTACCACTTGCTTTAATATGCTCACAGGAACTTTATATTTCTTGGACATATTCTTAAGCGTTGTTTCGGTGCTATTTTTTCTTGGCATCCCTTGCTCTCCTTTTGGCCATCTTGTTCATTGTGCTTTTGGATAGAGTACCGGCCTTGTATTTTTTCTTGGCACTGAGTATTTCTCTTTCCCGCTTGGCCCGTGCAGCACCTGTAAGTCCCTTTAAATACTTGAGAGGCACGCCACTCTTAGTCTTTGGGACTCTTGCGAATCTACGAGGCTTCTTGGCAGCCTTAGCCATTATTTAAATGGGTTAAAACTTAAAAGTTTTTCCCACCAGCTTGGCTTATATCTTCTTACCCAAGCTAATCCGATTGCTACGAAGCCTAATAATATTAACCATTCCATAGTTATCTCCTTATTTTTTGTTTGTATTCCTTTCGGGCCTGATTAAGAATCTCTTTTGATTGCATAATCAAGACGGGAACAGGGGTAGAATACTCGCCCTCATCCGGATATGAATAAAAAAATTCATTATCTGGATATAAATGTTCCAAATAATCCACTAGATTTTTAAGTAATCCAAGTGATACTTTATTATCCCCTATAAAAAGGATTGCATCAAATGTTGTTGAGTATTCAAACCAATTATTGTGTTTGAACAAATGAAAAAAAGGAACAAGTTTTATCCTGTCCCTTTGAAATGAATCAAGGCTATGAGGGCATACACCCTTTATTGAATCAAAGTATGATAGCCAATTAACCTCTTGACTTCTTCTTTCCACCTTTTTTCTTTTTCTTTCCTTTTCCTCTCATTCCTGGCATTAGATCACCTCACTTATTAAATAGTTTAATTACTCTTGCCTTTACCATGTCCTTCATAGAATTGTCGGGGAGTTCTTCCCACGCTTTTCTTCTTTCTTCCCGAGTTGGGAGCTTAGAGATAGTCTTTGGTAAAGACATCTGCATAGCTAAAAGATAACATAGATTTTGAAATCCTGGGGATAGACCTTGCATATAATCAACTCTTTCTTTGTGAGTCTTTAGGTTGCCTATGGCCTCGGCATAAGCTGCCATATCTATATCACCTAACTCAGTCTTGTGCTTCATGTGTTTTAATTAATCTTTTAATATACCACTCAGCTTTTTGGATGTCTTCAATACCATTCTTGTTATAACACCTGAAAACATATTTCAATATATTGCCACGACAATAACCTCTAAATTCTTCTTTAGTCATGGATGCTTCAATAAAATCTATGCATTGCATACCATCACTAATTTTATAGTGATCTGGATTTATATTATCTTTTTCCTCTTCACGCATTGCTAGATACATTTTTGTTTATATATTCTTTAGTGAGTGTAAGTAACTGATCTTCGGTGCCATATCTCTCTACAAACTTATACTTATATGGATGTCTTGAGGTGTATTCTGAAATGTCAGCACCCTGTCTATGGTGTCTATAACATAGGGGAATTGTTTCAAAATGGCACCCGGCTTTAGTCTTCCCGTTAATATGGTGAACCTCTGCCGGGCTACCCACCCCGTGAATGTGTAAGCATACTATACATCCTAGATCAATAATACTATCCATCCATTCTTTTTCTGCCTTTGTGGGTGTCCTACCTTTAAGCACCATATCGTGATCGTTCCATTCTTAAGTTTGCCATCTTGGTTCGCCACTCTTCAAACTGCATATCGACTGCAGCTTTCTCGGTTTGTAAAGCATCAAGTTTGGCTTTGGCTACTGCTACCCCCATGTTTGCTTCATGGTATTCATCAGTGGCTTCGGCCTTGGACTTTTGTGCGTTATAACTTCTCTCCCCCTCATCCTTGGCCCGACACAACTCTATCCAAAAAACTTTTTTAAGAGATGACTCTGATTTAAAAACATTTATTCTTGCTTCTTTAATTTGTGGGATTATATCCCGTAGTTGTTGGTGAAAATTTTCTTCAATCATATTGGACTATTTACCTCGTCTAAATTATATATGTCTCCGAATGCTTCCATCTCGGCCTCGTAAAACCTAGATTCAGCACCCTCAAAACAAAGATTAAATGTGCCTACTCTACCCATTCTATTTTTTCTACAAATAACCTCAACCGATTTATCATTGGGATCATCTGAGTAATAGCCATCACGGTAAAGCATAAGCACTAAGTCTGCATCTTGTTCTATTGAACCTGAGTCTCTCAAATCTGAAAGGATCGGCCTCCGGTCATTAACCCTGGCCTCGACACCTCTATTTAATTGCGACAAAGCTATAAGAGGACAAGAGATCTCTTTGGCCAACCCCTTCAAAAGATTTGAAATGTATGTCATTGATGCTGCTCTTGAATCAGAATTTGATGGAGCCTTTGATGATGTCATCAATAACTGTAAGTAATCAATAACAATAAGGTCTATCTTCCTTGAAGATGCTATTGATTTTGTTTTGTTAATTAAAGTTTCAATTGTGATCGGGGAGACATCGTAGCAATAAAGATGTTGATCATTGAACTTAGCAGTAGACTGATTAAACTTTTTCCACTCATCATCTGTGAGGCCCCCTGTTAAAAAAGATTGCATATGAATCTCTGCATCTGCACTAATCATCTTTTTAATTAATTGTTCGTTGGTCATTTCCAAACTAAAAACAAGAACTGTTTTATCTTTGAATAAGTTATTTGCAGCTATATTAAGTGCAAAAGTAGTCTTACCCATGGCGGGCCTGCCCGCTATGATAACTAGATCACCGTTTCTAAAACCCTGTAAGTCGTTATCAATCCTGCCAAAACCTGTGTAGATTCTTTTATCTTGATCTGTGGATGCATTGCTGATTGAATCAATTACGGTTGGGATAATATCTCTAACAGACTGCGGTGATCCAAACTTCTTATGAACCTTGTTCTCATGTATCTTTGAATTGATCTGATCTATCTTGGTTTCAATTGTTCCCTCTTGAGAAACTATCTCTGGTATCTCAACTGATAAACTGTATAGCTTTCTATGTGCTGACTTATCTAATAGTAGTTCTAACCATGAGTCAAAAGGTGCGTCTGATATGTGAAGTTGTATTGCCTCTTTGATACTTTGTTTTTCTTCCCCGTCTAGCCACCCCATGATTGCTACCGGATCATTAGTATTTTTATCAATCATCAACTCAAATGATCTTGATGTATCACGAAAATAGAAATCATTTTTCTTGATACCTTTCTCTATGGCCCTTTCAAAACAATCATTGTTTAATAACATTGATGTAATAATGTTATGTTCTAGGTCCTCGTCATATAATTTTTTATCCATGTTTCCTCTCTATAATTGCGTTAAATTGATTGAGTGATAGCAAAGTCTTACAACTACACTTGCTAGACATAAATCCATCTAATTTATTTCTGTAATAGGAAGAGTTGCCGGCAATAGTAAAATAACTTTTCCAGAACTCTTTAGATCCCAGGTCCAACTTCTTGCCCGTCTTAGGAGATATGACACCCCTTCTTGCTAGTTTCTTGATCTCTTTCCAACGATTGTTTATGTCAAAACTGTTTACACTATGATCAAAAAATTCTTTAGGAGTACACTCTAAATAAATATTATAAATTTCCCCCTCCCCTAATATAATATTAGTTTTAGTATCATCTTTAGTATTATGTCTCTCTGTGCTACTACCCCCGTCCTTCTCTGCTACCACCCCCTCACTTGGGAATAATTGGTATAGATTGCTTGTTTTATCTTTTCTTCTTTCCCCGTCTGAGGCCTCCTTATATCTTGCCTCCCAATAGACATAGCCCAACTCTTTTAAGTCTTTTAAGTTTCTAAGTATTGCTGATCTTGATATGCCTGTGATCTGTGAGATTCGCAGATGTGATGGGAATGACTTGCCCTCCTCGTCTGAATAGTTTGCCAAACAAAAAAGAATAAGTTTTTGCACGGGACTGACATCCCTAATCTCTATGACTTTTGTAATATACTCAACTGACATTTGATACCGTCAACTACTTTATATCATTTAAAATAGCAATGCCAATGTTTCTTGCAATTTGTGGGACAATTGAATTACCCAACGCTTTTAATCTATTCTCTTTGTCTTCTTGACCATGAACCACCCTGTCAACATTTGGCTCATCTTGAAAACCATGATGGTCATTTATAGTTTGTGGATCCTCATCTTTTAAATCTGTATAACCTGCACCGTATCCCATCATCCATTCAACCCATTCTGCATTTAAGTGTCCGCCTGGTTTTTTCTTTTCAACCTCAATGTGTTGATTAGCAACCTCTGTTTCTAAATATTTTTTATGAACTAAATTGGATAATCCTTCAGTCATTCTCATGTTCATACCTTTAGCAGCCCTCGGTGTGGGCCACATTTTAATTGGATCTTTTGTTTCAGCGTCTTTGACTGCGGTAATTAAATTTATCTGATGATTCTTCTCCAATAAATTCTTTTTGCTCCTAGGCCCACGAGCAGAGTCCCACGCATTTGGTGTTGGCCACATACTTTGATGAACAACTTGCTCTCTTAAATTACCTGATCGTTTTCTACCCTTTCTGTTTTTTTGATTTGTTGAACAAGCATCCGCATCTCGTGGCGGTAGAAAATCCATACTGTTAGGCGTAGCCCAAAAAGGACTGTCAGATTTCTTCTTGTCTTTTACCGATGATCCAGATTCTATCTCTTCTATGGGGAGCTTCGACACCGCAAGCTGGAATAATAAACGATTGCGTGGCGTAGTTTTCGGCTTCCAAGTTAAGACACACATCATCGAGTGCCACATTGACGAAGCCACCAACATTTTCGACAATGACATAAGAGGGTTTTTTGTATTTAATAATTTCAAACATGCTCGGCCAGAGGTGTCGATCATCCTCCGTACCTTTTTGGAGTCCTGCGACACTGAATGGTTGGCAGGGGATTCCCCCGCAGATGAGGTCAAATTCTTGAATAATTCTTTCTGGTTCATTACCTAGCTCCTTAAGATCGTTATATATGGGTACATTTGGCCAATGTTTCTTTAAGACTTTCTGACAGAAAGGATCGAACTCACAAAACGCTACAGTTTCAAAACCACCTGTAGATTCTAATCCTTGTGAGAAACCCCCTATCCCTGAACAAACATCGAATACCTTCAACATATTTGAATTTTATGTTGATTTGTTTACAAATGTCAACTAATATACAAAGTATAAATAAGGAGGTATCAATGTCCAACAGTCAAGCAATACTATCTGCACTCGCTAATGTGCAGAGTTATATGATGGAACATCCTATTGCAAAAGAGGGTGTAAACAATTTTCAAAAATATAAATACAGAGGGATTGATCAGATCATCCAATCATTTTCAAAACCTTTGCATGACAATAATATTCTTACAGTTGTCCAACCTGATCTACAAGTTAGAACAAAGTTCTTAGATAGTAAGTCCACACTTACAAGAATATCTGGAACAATCAGATTCCTATCTACTGTAGATGGATCTTTTGTAGACAGATCTTATTTGGGCCATAGTAAATCACAACAAGGTAAAGACTTAGAAGCAGCAAGATCATTCGCTT